CAGCTTGTTGAACTAAAGCCGTCAGAATTGTCTTCACGAGAACAAATCCCCAAAGTTTTATCAACAAATCTATCAAAAATGGTTTCACTTTTTCAAAAAGCACAGAGAATAAATTCATCAAAGCAGGCAATAATGTGTCTTGCAACGAAGTAAAGATAGTTAACATTGCTGAAGTCATGGCACCACCAATACCAGATTCGCTAGCTTCTTGAAGTTTATTCTCTACACCGTTACCTGAAATAAAATCTGCAACCAACTGAATCATAGAAGCTATTTTCTCTATTACTATGGGTGCAAAACCTTCAACAACATATATGAATCCTTCGATCAAACCAGAAAAGACATTGCCTCCTTCACCACCACCCACACCGCTGAAATATTCTTGAATTCCTCCAATGATTTCTTGTGCTAGGTCTCTTCCTGCTTTCTTTGGGTCTTTTTTGAAATTCTTGAAAAAGTCCTGAAATGCATTTTTAATTCTTGCAAATGCTTTCTCCAAGCCATCGAAATTCAAGAAGTCTTTCCATAGTGTTTTTACATCACCTAGAGTACCTAGCCAATCCGCAAACATACGTCCAATACTCTCTCCAAATCTAAAGAATTTCACTAAATAGTCTCCGAGAATTTTCATCATCTCTCGCCATTCTTTAGATCTCTCTAGACCTCTCATAAAGCCATTCGTCATAGCAGATAATGGGCCACTTCCTAAATCAGCTAAAGAATTAGTAAGCTTTTGAATCGATTTTGCAATATCAGCCATTGATTCTTCAAGCGTCATTTTCTCACCTGCTTCATTCATAGCGTCTTCAAAATCATCAAATCCCATTTCATCAACTGGAATAGATAAAGCATTCTTCATTGAATCAATATCCATTCCACCCATCTGTTGACTAAGCATTTTCAATTCGTGTCTCGATAAGTCTGCTACGGATTTACCGGTGTCTTGGAAGGCTTTTCTCAACTGATCAATTCTCTCCGCAGGATTATTTGCCATCATCATATCCATTGCGTCAATGTTCATTCCAAATGCTTCGGCAAGATTTCCAGCAGATTGAGCAGCTTGTTCAAAAGAATCAAAACTATCCATAATTCCAGCTAAATTCTTAACTTCAATGCCTAGTTTTGAAGCATAAGCAGCAGTCGCAGCTAAAGCTGCAGGAGCAATATCACCAAAATGAGCTGTGTCTGCTGCCATTTGAGAAAAACCTTTCCCAATTTGTTTTACATCTATCCCAAATTTCTTTGCCATGTGAGCAGAAGAAATAGCAACTGAATCTAATTGTTCTTCAAGAGTACCACCCATGGCTTCGGCATTAACAGACATGGTCTTCATTGTTTCATAAGTGATGCCCATACCCTTTTCTAAAAGCATCATTTTTCCAGCGGCACCTGAAACATGATGACCTAATCTTACAATCATCTCACCAAAAGCTTGTCCTATCTTATTCAATTCTTCAATTTTGGCTGCTGTATCACCTAGCACATTAAAAAGAGAAGTACCAGCTGCAGCTAAAGCTTTAGAAGCCTGTGGTAAATCTTTTCCCCAAGATTTTACCATACCTCCAATAGGCCCCTGTAAATTACCAAAAGATGCCCTGATATTCTCATTGGCTTGCATTACAGCACCAGCATTATTAGAATAGAATGACGATGCAGCTTTAAAGAGGCCACCCATTAGACCTCCAAAGAATCCAATTGTTCCTTTAATAATAGAAAATGAAGCCTTGACAGCACCACCAATTAGACTAAAAGCAGCTCCTGTAGCAGCAATTCCATTTTGAAGACCAGAAATTGCAGTTGTAAGAGCTGCAGTCACTCTCATAGCTTTCTCTTGCTCTTTAGTAAGCAATTTGATTTCTTTTCCAAAGATCTTTATTGATTTTCCACCTGCTTTGGTTTCGCTGTTGTAGTCTCTGATGGTATCTGTGAGTTTTTCAGAAGCTTCTTGTTGGTTTTCTGTCTGGTCTGTGAATTTCTTAAGATCTTTTAGAGCCTCCTGAAGCCTCTCTGAAGTACTAGTCGCAGAATTAGATATTTTTTCCCAAATATCCGAATTTTCTTTTAACGCATTATTCAGCGCTTGTGCTATATCTACTTGATCTTGTGTTGGACCAGTACTCATTCAACTCTCCATTTATATAGAGGTAATTATAGATCTATAAAATTTTAGAAAGGCCAACGAGTTCCAGTTATTTTCTGAAATTTAATACCTGCTTTATTTCTAATCTCAACTAATGTTTCGATATCTTTTAATGAAGACTTATCATTATGAAGTGCTTCATAAAGATCTCTTGATGCTTTGATTGCTTCTTTATAAGCATTAACAAAAGGTGTTGGCCCTTTGACTTTTAGATTCTTTTGATTGCCAGTAATATATCTAACACTCTCGATAAGTAGTCTATTCTTCTTTTCATTTCGCATAGTATAGTCTCCAATAAATGATATAGTGTAATTATATCTAAGTTTCAAATCTCATAGCGAGTTCACTGAGAAGATTGTTTCTCTATCTCATCTATTTTTCTTTCAATAACTTCACGGACATGCCACCCTAGATAAAGAGTCAACACCAATATCAGAGCTACGCACTCTAATAAAGTTCGAAGAACCAGGAGACATCCTTTGGATACCAAATTTTTTAAGCGTAATGGTGTTGAAATACTCATAGACTATATACCTTTTTTGTAATTCTTGAGAAGCGTGTCCTTGCTTGTTTATTTTTTTAGACAAATTCGGGTGATATTCCCAAGGTATCAATTTCACTCGATGAGAATAATCATCTCCATAATACTCTATTGCCCAAGCGTGCGCTTCTTTGAAAACTTTTCGATATTTTCTCTTTATTTCTCGTAATTCTTCTTTAGTATATCCATCGTGCCAGCCTTCAGTCCACATAATGTCTGGTAGAAATAGGCCTCTAGAGAGATAACAGTCATTATATTCTCTCTTATAGTCTTCAGTGTGTTGAATCTGTAATATGTGAAAGATATCTAGAATTTCCATAATATATCCTGGCTAAATACTACTAAGGGAGGCTATTGCCTCCCCTTTCGTTTGGTTACTTAATTCACCTCTATATCTTTAATGATATACCCTTAGTTATAAAGTGGGTGGAAGACCCGGTCTTTAATTATCCTGCAATTTTCTAAATTTAAGTAAATCTTCGAAGGTTTGCAGGTACCTGATTTCTCTGTCTGCCCATTAATTCTCTCATCTGTTGAGTATTTTGATGTGCTGCCCTTGTAGGTTGAGTATTTCCATCTTTATCAGTATATCTCTTTATCTCTTCTTGAAGTCGATCGATAAACCAGATCCTCTGCCAAATAGGTATATTGTAACACTCCCAATAGGTAAAACCAACATAATACATTAAGAGAAATATATGTTCGAGAAATATCTTCTTATCATCCGGCGTCAGGCCAAAAAAAGCTGGCACCTAAAGGCATACTCACCTCCGACTCCTCAGAACAAGAAGGACATGTTACATGCTGTTTCATATCAATTCCTGGTTCTCCTGAATCCATTACTTTTCGTAAGTTTCTAGAGATTTTTGTAGGCATTTTTTGTACGAACATTTGAATTTTTGTCTTATCCGTGATGTTATTCACTGCCAAAACTTGATATTGATAACGAGTAGTAATCAAGTTATCTGATTGAAATCCTTGTTTTTTCTTTCTTTCAGCGGCTTTTGACATTTCTTTCTCTTCATGACCAGTCATATATTTGAAACGAATTGTCATATTATCGTCTACTTTGGCTTCAAAAACATTAGAGCCTTGTGCAACAGGTTCTTGTTCTAAGAATTTCAAAGGAAGTTCTGATAAATTAAATTCAAATTTCCCTTTTTCATTGCAAGCTGGACATGTCATCTCAGTAGGATATGAAGAGCCATAACCTGTAATTCGAAGTGCTACCATTAGAGCATTTCTGTCTCCCAATAACATGTCATCTGGATCAATTCTTTTGTCTACTAAGCAAGAACGAATTAATTCAGAAATTACTGTACCATTTTTAATCAATGCCCGAGAAGTCAAAATATCTTCTTCTCTTGCTGTCATTGCTCTGATTTGCACTGTCTCTTTCATGTGAAGTGGTGAAGATGGTGGATACACTAATCCCTTAGAAGGCAGAGGTATGTCTTCTACAGGAATCTCTAATCCAAATTCATCACGCAATACATCTTTACGCTCACCAGCCCAACCTTGAGCCATAGAACCTTCAGGTGCACCATCAGTTCCACCAGTAAAGACGTCATTTCCTTTTCTAGTTGTCATAAATTTCCTCATAAACTATTGTTGAACAAAAAAGAGGTCATTACCTCATAATTCAATTATATTATACAGAGAAATATGCCTAATTGCAATTTTTCTAGAATTATATTTACGAAAATTCTTCTTTTGTTTATGTATATTCGTAGTCGATAAGAGTTTTTCGAAATTTTATCTACGTTCTATTGTAATATAGAACGATCTAGCTATAAAATTCCCTTGCACGGATCAATTGGAAAATGAATATATACTGAAAGGGAAAAAGTGATAATACTAAATTCTAATTACTGGAATTTATTGTTCTGGAGAACAAAAAGAAACCCAAGCTCTTTCAAGCTCAGGTTTACTAGTAAATCTCTATCTATCAAGTAAGATCAGTATTGTAGGACACAATTATCAAATCTCAAAGACAATGAGATTTCCATGAAAGCACCATCGTCTTCATAAGAGAGGTCACTAAAACCAGCTGAAGTGATGAAACATCCCTTGATATCCCACAATTCAATTACTGTTCCTACTGGGTCAACCAATTTCAATTGAGCGTCTCTCTTGTAGAAGTCTGCATAACCAGCACGGCCGGATACAGATTCCCAGTGAGTACGTACCCATTCCATAACTTGTTGAGCACCACTTGGAGCGATAGGATCATGCAAAGTCAAAGACAATGCATCGAAAGAACCATTTCCTGCCAAGTATCTCTTAGAGTTCATGTAAGACACGCTTTGTTCTGAAATTGTGATTGTCGGTCTGTTAGCTGTTTTGATCAAATATGAATCGATACCTTCTAAAGCAAAAATCCATCGATTCTTTCTTTTTGGTTCGAATTTGTTTGGTAACATATCTTGTACACTTAATGTTTCTGCCATTTCGGTCTCCTTTTGTAATTCTATAGAATGCGGAGGCGAATATATCGCCTCCTTTTATTTTAATTATACATCCATTCCTTGATTTCCAACAACAAAGTCAAGAGAGATAAACTCGATAGACTTCGTAGGCTGTAAGAAGATTTTTCCTCGGATTGTATTATTTTCGATGTCTTCTTGAGTTGTTGTAGTGGTATCGATAATCACTTTGAATTTTTCGAGACCATTTTGAGATTGAATTCTCTGAAGGATTGGATTCACCATTGCAGAGAACTTAGACAGAGTAGAGTCTCTGTTTGGTTCGAACAAGATACTGTTGGATACTTGTTTTACTTTTCTTCTCACATCAATCAGCAAACGTCTTACGTTCACTCTATCCAAAGCAGATTGTGCTTGCAAGAGTGTCTTTTGACCGAAAATCACAACAGATTCTCCTGTCAAAGGAAATGAAGTAATCGGATTGATATCAGCTTCATACAGTACATCCATATTAGCTCTATTCAATTTCACAGCAGTCTCAATAGTGGTAGGCAGTGCTCCACGAGCAAAACCAGCAGGAGCATACCAAGGATGTGCAATTGCGTCATTGAGTGCTAAAGCTCCAAGTACAGGAACCGAAGGAGGAACTACTACTGCAGTGTCTCCGTCTTTAAGCACTACGTCTGGAAAATATGCGGCTGCGAATGAAGTGTCCAAGTTTCTATTAGCCAACGCTTGTGCTGTATTAGACACAGAAACTTCTTGAGAAGAAGCTGTCACATAATACCCCTCATGATCGTAAGACATTGTGTCTAAGATGTAGAGTGCATCGAATCTCTCTTCAGTTTTATCGATTGCATAATCGGTAATGCCATTAGAACGCATTCCAGGAGTTGCCAATAGTTGTACATCGACATCGGTTTTTTCCGCAAGGATATCGATTGATTTTCTAAATGCAGCGGTAGTAGCACCGTCTGGTCCACCGAAGTAAGAAGAACCTAGGGTATCCATTTCTCTTACGGATGATACGTTAGACATTTTTGCCTTTTCTTTATCGAAGATATCCAAACCGTCCCAACCACCTTGGAAAGGTACAGTGAACTTAATGAATTTCTTCGAAGCGGATTGACCAAAGTCTTTAGAGACATCCAAGAATCGATAGCCATTAGCAGAATTCTTAAATTTGTTACTGCCGTCTGCTCCTATCTCGACACTTTCCAGAAATCCGGAAGATACGAGAGCAGCAGTACTCAAGTTATATCCTGCTTTGTTTCTAATATATACAGCCTCGTGCCACTTATTAGGATCTACTGGATTTTCTGTATTTACAGCGCCATCATTATCAGTCTTGGTAGCAATCAAGATGTTCTCGAGAGTGAAAGCATTATTGTTATAAGCATCAGCTGTCGTAGAATCTCCTTGCCAAGCAGCATTTGTTCCACCTGTTGTGGTAAAATGTTTCGTGAGTTCATTTACGAGGGAAATTACAGTTGTCTCTTTATTTTTCAAAGATACTTCTCTAATGTCTTGGATTTGAACACCCCAGAAGAATCTAGAATCTACTACTTTAGTATTTCCACTTCCAATTGACACATTATTTCTCAATGGCAAAGGAGCTTCAACAAGTGCTTCTTCTAAGTCTTCTGCATCCAATTGTAAGAAATTCTTACCTTGGAAACCTACAGGAAGTGCACTAGGATTCATTGTACCGTCTTCGATAGATTCATCTACTTCAATACGTACGAATGGAGACTGATTTGGATATAGACCTTCCATCACTAATTTTTGTTTACCTACAGGTTTTTCAAAATCGAAGAATACGTGTTGATCACCAATTAGTCTTGCAATATATCGATCGGAACCAGGATTCAAGTTAACACCACGGAATTGTTGTAGTACAACGGGTTTGTCATCAGAATCACTCGCAGAACGAATCAAAACGTCAAATGTGCCATAAGGATTCGACATTTCTGCGGACTTATTGATAGAAGAAATTGATACTTTGAATTTACCTGCACCAGAAGCACCAGCATCTAAAGCGTGAAATCTGAATAATTTCTTAGCAGTGTCTCCCAGCACTTGAGACGTGATCCAAGGAGTTGCAGCATGTGTGAATTTTTGTTGCCAGTTGTCAAAGTTTGTCTTAGAGAAATTGTCTTTAGCCAAGCCACTTGCAGCGTGTTGACTCTTTGTGAGATATACAGCATTTGTTCCTTCACCTGTTGCTACAGCTAATCCACCTGGGATATCGTAGTGAGCATACAAGAAGTGACCTCTCTCTTGGAGCTTATTTGGATCTGTATTCAATACTTTTGGAAAGTACACAGGAGAAGTAGGATCGAAAGAAGCTGTCAACAATGAACTATAGTTCGAATTATCAAAACCGTTCAAAGCAATGACGAATCTGTCATCTGTACTCTGTAATTCGCCAGTAGCTCCACCAACGTCTTTACCAGCTCCAAACTCTCCGTATGCTACAGTAGGAACACTACTTAGAGTCTCACCTGATTGTTGTAATGCAGGCACAATTCCATTTGCTACCATTAGAACACCACGAAGAACTTTAGAGCTAGCACCTGTACTGATGCCCAAATAGTCTTCCGTGTTATCGGAAGTCGTCATATTCACAGCTAAGAAATAAGTAGTGCCAGGAACTGTCGAAGTAGTAGAAGGTTCCCATTCATCAACAGTAGGCCAAGATTCACCATTGTTTGTATCTGGAACAACAGTCACAAGAGTTACTACGCTATTCAATACGGTTGCCGATTGCAAAGATATTCCTTGATCAGATATCGCATCTTGAATTTCACCTCGAATAATTGTAGCAGCTTCGTCAACAGTTGTAGCTGAAGATATATCGATTGGCCAATCTGAAGTGGATGCAATGTCTCCTGTGCTTGTGAACTCAAATACGAAAGGACTACCATCTACTTTTGTTACAGTGATCAGAGTACCATCTAAGATTTGCAAATCATCTACTGTAATAGTCCATTCAGCAGAAACAGCAGGGACAAGATCTTCGCCAGTTTGAGATGAAGAAACAGATAAAGACACAATATTTGGATTTTCCTGTATTGTAGAAGAAGCATATACAGCACCTGCTTGCGCCTGAATAGATATTACATCAATAGTGTTTTCAGACTCAATAGCCAAGGTATTATTTGCTCCTCCTATTTGTGCAGCAAATGCATTATATAAATCTTGTTCTGTTGTAGCACTTGATATATCAACAATCTGGATATTTAAAAGTCCAGTAACCGATGTACCATCCCAATATGTTGAAGGGGTTAGTTGTCCATCTGTTACAGTCAATCCATCAACAGTAGCATCTCCGTTATTGTCAAAATAAAATGCAGTTGTTCCACTATTATCTTCTGCAATTAGTATAACTACACCATTCCAATCACTTGGGGTAATATTATCATTGATGCCGTCGCCGTTTCCAAAAGATATAC